GATAAATCTGTTTGCCAACGGAGCAGGCATTCTGTAAACAACACCTTTGTCTGCCTCTCTGTTACCAGCCGCAACAATAAGAACATTGTCTGGTAGTTCATATTGTCCTACTCTTCTGTTTAAGATAAGTTGATAAGCCGCCGCCTGTACACTAGGTGCCGCAGAATTCATTTCATCTAAAAACAATATCATATTTTTGTGTTTTTTAGCCAATGCTGATGTAGGCAGTTCTGAAGGACTTGCCCACGTCATATTGTTTTCTTTAGAATTGTAATAAGGGATACCTTTAATATCTGTAGGCTCCCATAAACTTAATCTAATATCAATTACTTTGGCATTGATATCTTTACCAATTTGGTGAATAATATCTGATTTACCAATACCTGGGCCACCCCATAAAAATATTGGTCTTTTAATTTTTAATGCGTGTAATATACTTGCCTTTGCTTTATTAGGCGAAAGTTGTCTTGATGTAAGACCAGCATCTTGTGTTTTACTTTGTTTTACCATTTGTACTCCTCGTTAAATTGTTGTTATGTATTAATAATATATTCTTGTACCAAAAAAGTCAACCAGAAAGATTGGGCAAAAAAGTCAATGATTATGCGGGTCATTTGCCCTGTGGATAATTATTCTTGGGTTTCTAGTCTAGAAAGTGCTTTATTAAGTCCATATTTTCGTATATCACCAGAAAATAGCATTAATTCCATTGCTTTCTTTTCATTGGTAACAATAACACCATCATCTGCTAGATAGTATGGACAGTCAATATATTTGTCTAAAAATATAATGGTCTGAGTGGTAAGGTTGAAATCAACTGGAAAAGCCACATCATATGTTTGAAGTTGTAGTTTTTCTTTAATGAACGTTAATCCATCATCGGTTAGACGTAAACCACCTGTGCCTTTGTCCCTAGTGTTTTTCCACCACATAGGCATATATTCTTTTAAGGTGTTTTCGCTAATACCTATTTCAGCCTGCTTTAGGAATATTTTGGTGTAGGTTTCTTTCCAGTTCATTGTTCACTGACAGTTTCACCCTGGGTCAATTTGACCACAGTGAAGTCTTCAGTGTTGAACATGGTGTTCATCTTTTTGGCTAGATTGAATGCGTGTCCAGGATTTGAAAACGATACTTTCTTGTATTTTGGACCCGGGTAGTTATTCAGCACATTTGCTGATTTTAAATTGAATGGTTTGTTTTTGTAAAACACTGCCCAGATGCCTTCAGCCGCTAGGACTTGTTCGCTCTTATAAGTTTTGCGATCTGTGTGTTCTAGTAAAATAGTCGGTTTAGGTCTACTCATATTATATGAGTATTTATCTATATTTGAAAGTATTATAAGTTACCGCCGTCTACTTTAACTTCTATTGCTTCTGCTTCTGTGCTTGTTTTTTGCGTCATTAGACCCTCGTAATCACCCGCTAGACGGGCCAACACTGTGGCTAGGCTATATGTGACTTGCTTGGCTGTATTGATGTCTAAACGCACTTCTTTTTGGTTACTGAGATCAGCACCTTTAACTTGCTGAATGAATTGTTGTAGACTTGCTGTATTAATAGGTTCTTTTGTTGGCATTGCTTAACTCCGTTTTCATTTCTAATGATGTTCTAAATGGGCCTTTAAAAGGATAACTGTCTAAAGTTAATAGTTTAGGACAATAACTTCTTACCCAACCTTTTTCAAATTGGATAATGTAATATCCAGCACAATATAAACTTTTTGATTTTTTGCTTTTGTTAAACAAAGGTAATTTACGTTTTACATCAAACACCATATTGAATGGTTTAAACTTTGAAGGATAATCGTAAACTGAATTATCTTCATTTTCTTTTTCTTCTTTTGGAGCACTTATTGTTGAACCCCACATCCAATCACCGTTGAAGTTCTTTTGTAATTGTTGTTGGGTATCAAATATTCTTGTGCCGTCTGAACAACTAAACATATATCTTCTGTCTTCTTGTCTACATATTGTTCCTACTTTTTCGCCATTAGATTCTAATATCCAGAATCTATTTTCTAGTATTGGCTTGGCATAAAATTTAATTGTCATGCTATTGCCTCCTCTTTTATTTTATATTTTGCGTTTAATGGATCAGCATATGTTTGAGGGTATTCTGCTATCTTCTGCATATCCCATTTAGCACAAAATTTTATTAGTTTTAATCCTACCTGTTCAATTGCCTTGCTTTTGACACTATTAATTGTTTCTTTTATACATTCTTTAATATCCTCAGGTTGTGCTGTCAAATCACATAGAGTAACATTTCTTTGAAAATCATCCATTACTCTATGTTCATCACCATTGTGATCAACCCAACGTTGAAGCATCATATTATTCCAGTTATATCCTTTTGAATTTCTATCTTCAAATGCTTCTTGTAAACCAACTTTCTTCTTTGTGCCTTTTGTACGCACACCTGGATATGCGGAAAATACATTATCAGCAGTATCGCCTCTCATACATTTTTCAAATAGCAACCATTGTGGATTTGGAGCAGGTCTCTCTTCTTTAGTTTTCTTGTCTATTACTCTGTTACCTTTGTTGTCAAAATATCCTTCATGTGTAATTGTAGTTTCTGTAATACCGTTATACTGACACACATTAGGAGCAATCAATTGAGCAAAGTCTCCATCTGTGCTTATTATAAAATGATTATCATTAGGATGTGCTTGTATCCAACCTGCAATTAAATCATCTGCTTCTAGTCTAGGATGTTGTAATGTTGTGCAATTTGTTTTTGTTTCAATGAACTCTTTGAAGTTGTCAAATGTTTCCCAAAACACTTCGTCCTCTTCAACCTCTTTTTCTGTTCTGGCATCTCTTAGGTTTTTTCTATTTCTTTTGTAAGGCTCGTAAAAGTCTTTACGCCAACTTCTACCTTCTAAACAGAATACAACGTGATCTCCTTTGAAATCCTGCCATACTTTACGGATACTGTTTAATGTAATATGTAGAGCCATTCCTATCTTAGAATCCAAATCACTCTGTATTGCGTGTTTGGCTCTAAAAAATGTATTGGCTGTGTCTACAATTATATAATTCATCAATCAATATCTACTCTAACTATGTGTTTTCTTAATTCTTTTACAAAGAACTCCAACTTATCAATCATAGCGATTAGGTCTTTGTCCGTGATATACCTGCTACGTTCTTTAAGTCTATCATACTCTTTGATTGATATTTGCACCATAGGACCGTAGTTGTCTTTATGTCCTACACTCTCGTTTTCCATAGAGGCATCCAGTGCTCTTTGTTTTTCGTCTGAGTCTGTCATTTTTATCTCCTTAACTTATTTCTGACTTATCGTCACTTAGATTTTTTGTGTTGATGTATCCAGCACCTCTTGTTGGATCTAACCCTTCTTCTTGAAGAATGTTTCTTGCTATTGTTCTAAACCAAGCATCAACAATTTGTTCATTCGATTCGCCTTTGTAGCCTGCATCTAATAGTTTTTCAATGAATTCATTATTCCAATCCAATTCAAAAAACCCATTTCTTATATTTTCTTCATTTATTTTTGTGTCTAACACAGCAACCCAAGGTTCACCTTTTGCTGTTGCTTGTTCTTTTTCTTTCATCAGTGCGTCCAGTTTAGGATTTTTACTGATTTCTTCAGAAGTTGTTTCTTTCTTTTTCACAAACTTGTCTTTAACTTCCTTTATTTTTTTCATTATATCCATTGTCTGTTCTCCATTTTATTTTGTTTATTTCCTCAAGTCCCCCAGGCATTTCCGAATATGTCGACGTGTAGTCTTGGAGTGTATCTCCATCCTCTTGCCATTGCCAATTCTGCGACGTTTTTTGTGTTGAGTTTGTACTCTTCGGATCTTCCTCCCAATGGCATGATATAAACGGGAACGTCGATTCCCACTTGATTGTACTCGGCAACTGCCTTTGTAACTTCATCAACATCGGTTGAATCAGCAACCACAAATTTGAAATACATTTTAGAGTTAGGAATCCTATAATAAGAAAGAGCAATTTCAGGTTTGATAGCAGTGTGCCAAGGTTCACCTGATACGGAAAGTT